AAATAAGTTCCATTGATTGCGCCTTCAACGAACCAAGCCCAATCTTTGCCTTGGTTTTCCGTTGCTTGCTTTTGCATGTCAAGAAGAACGCTGCGATGTATGAGAAGGCAACCAGTTCCAACAGCATCAACTTCAATTACTGTGTCGATGGGATAAGCATCAATTGGTTGCAAACCCTTTTCCTCATCCATTGCATAAATGGTGGGAACTGGGCGAAGCGCATCATCATTGTCAAAGAATGCTGCAAAGACTAGACCGGAAACGATTGGTCGGTCTTTGTCGTGAGCTGCGTTGACCAATTTCTTGAAAGTTTCAAGTGAAATTCGCTCATCGGAATCAATCATCAAAAGCCAAGCGGCTTGCGTTGTTTCCAAGAATGTTTTGACCATCACATTTCTTGAACGCGTGGTCAATCCGATGTTTGCAATTTGAACAAGATTGTGAAATCGCTGTTCTGGGTCAATAGCAATATGAATCAAATCTTGAGCGAGCAAGGAATCAATGGTTCCATTGTTGACCATTCCGATGCAGATTTTGTCTTTGCTTCTCATCGGGTTTCCATTGTTGGAGCGAGCGCTGTTGTTTCAATAGAACCTTGTTCAAGTTCATCAATCAAGCGATCCAAATGTTCAATGCCTTTGTTCTGCACTATCTCGCGAGCAGATTTCAAACCTTCTAAAAATATTGATTTCATAATTCCCCCGAATTAGTTGTTGCGCCTAGGCGCTGACCCTACCCGAAGGCAGGATCAGCGACAAGGCTTTGGCTATTAGTAGCCAGAAGGAGCAACAGTTCCAGTTCCGGAAATTGCGGAAATAGATTTGTTGAAACGGTGTGCAAGAGCTGCGTATCCATAAACTTGGAAGCGAACAGTCAAGTTGCTTGAAAGTACATCTGGAAGAACGCGTGTCTTTACGCCTGATTCGAAAAGGTAAGAATCTGAGAACTTACCAACAAGAATTGGGCTTTGGTTTGTTGAAGCGCCATAGGTCTTTGTGACTGTAGCATCGATGAAGACTGGAACGCCTTGAATCGTACCTACAAGACCAGCAGGAGCGCCGGGATTGGTAACTGTACCAGCAGCGTTGAACGCCTGTGATGCGCCCGTTACAGGGACTACTAGAGGGCGATTTGAGCCATCTACCTGCGAAGCGAGCCAGTACCACATTGAAGGATGCATGATGATTGCTTCAGCAGCCTTGTAACGGTTTGTGACAACCTTTGAAATCGCCTTAGCGATTGCAATTGCGCCATTGACAGCAGTTGGAGTTGTTTCAGTCCATGTTGTTGGGATGCCGTTTGTTGTGTCAGTTCCAAGAGTAACAAGACCCTTGAGTGTGCCAGAAGTTCCGTCACCTGTTCCAACAACTGCTGTGTTCAATTGAAGTGCATAGTCAGCCATCAAGTCACCGAAGACTAGGCGATCAAGACCGCCAGCCAAAGGAGATTGCTCAACCAATTGAATGGATACATTTTCGTAACCACTGATTGTGCGAACTGGTGCTGTAACTGTGCTTGAAACCATGTCGCGAGTTGTTGTTGCTGCGTTATCAGCAGATTGGAAAGCAGCCAATGTTCCTGTTGTGATTTGAGGAATGTTGATGCTGTCTGTTCCTGCTGGAAGAGCCATGTTTGTAACAAGGTCAGCAGTTACGCGAGCCGCACGAGCGAATTCTGCGTATTCGTTGATGAGGTAGATAGGAGGAACGAAATCTCCACCAGCTCCATCGGTGCGGGAAATGTCACGAGTTTCAATCGCAACTTCCTGTTGGTGACGAGCAAGGCGCTCCCATGATGAACGATCATTGCGAAGTTGTGCGCCAATCATGTCGCGAACGAATGAGTTGCGACCATCTTTGTCGTAAGTCATTGACTCACGAGTGACAACTGCGCCACCAAATGTTGCAACGCCAGATTCCTTGCGAGATTCTGCGAGTGCTGCTGTGCGAGCTTCTACCTTTTCGGCAGTTGCGATGCGCTCATCAAGTGCAGAAATTGCTTCCTGCGTTGCTGAGGCTGCATCTAGAGCTTCTGCTGTGACATCTTCTGCTGCGAGGGTTGTTTCAACCTCGGCAACAAGACCATCACGCTGCTCCTTGAGTTTTGATGCTAGAGACATTGAATGTCTCCTCTCTTGGATTGGATGTTGTAACCAGTCGGGGCGAGTGCGCCGAGGGTTTATGCCTTGCCCTTGCGAGTCAAGGAATAGTGTTTGACCTTCAATTGCAACTTGCGCTTGGCAAGTTCTAGGTCGATTTCTTCTGCTGAACGCATGCCAACTGAAGTTGCATCGTAAGCAGGAAGGGTGACAACGGAAACTTCATAGAGTCGCTCGATGTCTTGAATGGTACGAAGACCAGCATCGCGAGTTTGTCCATCAGGAGAAACTGTGAAAGCGAAACTCATCTTGTCCATATCGCCTCGGCGAAGAGCTGAGGAAAGTTCTTGAGCTTTTGGATTTGCAGCATCAAGTGTTGCTTCCATATAAAGCCCAGTCTTATCTTGACGAAGTTGCAAAGTTCCTGATTGAGTTGAAGCCAATGGAATGCCTTCCATGTCGTGATTGACAAGAAGAAAGACTGGATCATTGGAAGCAAGAGCGCGAGTGAATGCTCCCGGTGCAATAACTTCGCGGAAATTCAAGCCAGTTGCTTCATTGTTGAATGTTGCAGCGTAGCCGCCAATTTTGAGTGAACCATCATCGGTTGCAACAGCGCGAACTTCGGCTGTCATTGTGATGCGTTCTGCTCCAGCCATTGCTTTGCGAGCTTCAATCATAGATGTTTCCTCCGAGCGCGGGGCGGGTAGGGCAGTGATAACTGTGAGGATGTCGCTGCGATGAACGGAAACTGTGTCTGTTGGAACCCAGCCATTCCCCTGCTCTTTGTAAATGCGAATTGAAAAGGCTGGCTGATCTGGCGTTGTTTCTAAAGTATAACCTTCAGAAGATTTGGCTTGACCTTTGGTGACAACTTTTTCAACTTTACCTTTTGCACGACCAGATGTTGTTGCCCATGATACAAATGAACCTTCGCCAATTCTAGCGGCTGAGGCGCGATTTTCAAATGGAGCAACAATTGAATCGTCATTGAATTCTTTTGCAAGGCGCTTGTAATAAGCAGAAACTTTGTCTTTGATTTCAGCTGCATCAGAATCAGGAATGTTGACTCCGCCGCGAGCGCCATTCAAAACACCGGCAACTGCAAAGATTGCTTTTGGAACTGCAACAAGTGAACCATCAATGATGTCAGCAAATTGCAATTTGTAAGAACCTAGAAGTTCTTTCTTTGTCTCATCAACATAAAAGAATGCTTTGGCGTATTTCTCCCAATCCATCTTTTCTCCGCCAGCCCAATCTTGAACTCGCTTGTCTGCTTCTGCTGCCGACCAAGCGGTATCGCGTGGGGCAATGGAGAGATCAGAAGCGCCAGAAGCGCTGCGAGGCATAATCATCATTGGCATTGTTGCGCCTTCATCTTCTTCAACATCATCTTCATCGACACCTTGGGCATCGAGAGGGTCTGGAGAAGGTTGAGTGACTTCCTGACCAAGTGAAGCAGTCAATTGCCACTTCCAAAATTGGTGCTTGTCGAGGCGGTCTGCAAGGAAGTTTGCAACTCCTTGTTGTCCACAAGCCGTTGCACAATCAAATGAATCTGAAATTTGGTCAATCACAATGTCATTTGCTGCAAGCAAATCACCGGCGAGTGCCATTGGGTCTTGCAAAATTGTTGGAGCATCTTCAATGGAGCGAAGTGCAATCAAGGAAGGAAGAGTAAATGGTGCTAGTGAACCAAGTTTGCGAAGGTTCTCGGCAATTGGATCAACTGAGCCATAAACATCTTCATAAATTTCATTGAAGAGCTTGTGATACTCGCTGAAATCACTTCCTTTGACATTCCAGTGAGCGCCATGAGCGCGAAGATAGAAACTGAAGACATCAGCAAGCAGTTCAGTCAGTTCCTCGTTCAAGTCTGGAACTTGATTCATGTCAGCCATGTTGCTCTCCTTATAGACCATCGTTGCATCGCGCAAGATTTTGTCAATGATATTGGTTGCCCATTCACTTCCCCACTGAGAACGGATTTGGATAACTGTTTCGAGATTGATTGATTCACTTGAGCGAACTGTCTGAGCAAGTGGAGTGTCTAAGTCTTGAGCAAATTCCACAAGTGTTGGTGGAACGCGAAAAGTCTGAGCCATTATTCAAGAACTCCCATCACTGGCGCTGAAGGATCAGCATCTTCACCAAGAGAAGGATTCATTCCTCCTGCTGTGACATTTCCTGCAAGTGCCTGATTGAATTTATCTCCGCCCTCGTAAGGTTCCAAACCTTCGATTTGGCGAACTTCATTTGGCGTTCTTGCACCCATCGAGACATTGATCATGTTGACCTTTGCGCGAGTAATTGCATCGACTCGAAGAAGTGTTGAAGTATCAAATGCAACATCATCTCCGGGATCAAGAATGTTTGACAATGCAGTTTCGATTCTACGAATCCAAGGAGCGATTGTGTGAGTCAGGAAATTCAAAGATGCTTGTTCAACATTCTGATATGTCTGATTATCGCCAGAAGCAAGAATGAGATGGCTTGGAATGCGGAAGATTCTGGCAATGTCGCGAATCAATTGCTCGCGAGTCTTGATCATCTCTGCATCGGCAGCTGAAGTTGTAATTGGTCGGAATTTCAAACCATCGGAAAGAACTGCTGGCTTGCGGTGACGGCGATGAGTTGATTCCCATGTTGCCTGAATAACGCGAGCCTGTTCAAGATTCAATTTCTGGTCAGTTTCAAGAATTCCAGATGGAGTGCCGCCCTCCCCGTAAAACTGGGCGAGATGGCGATCCATAGCGATGGAAAGCCCAATGAGATTTCTTGCTTGGTTCAATGGACTGATGCCCACTAATGATTGAGGAGGAGTGAACCAGCGAAGATGTAGAACATCCTCACGATTCATTTCATTTCCGAGGTGCAAATATCTGCGACCTGTCATGTCTCCAGTTGGAAGAACTTGCATTTGATACGGGTGCAAAGGCACAAGACCAATCATGTTTCCAAAACGATCTCTGTCAATTTTCACATAAGCATTTCCATGCAAAGCCATTGAAGCGACAATCTGATGAATCAATTCATAAGTGTTTGATTCTGGGTCAGGGTCAGCAATAACATCTGGAAGCGGGCGCATGGTGCGCTTGCCATCTTTGTCAATAGTAAAGCAACGCAAAGGCATCGAAGCCACTGAATCGGCAAGAAGTGAAACAGCGCCAATGACAGATGAAACTCCAAGTGCTGTCCATTCATCGATGCGCTCGCCAGCAGCAGAAGTCATTGATGTCTGACCATAGAGTTGGCTCAATGGTGAAACATAATTGTTGAACTGTGGGTAACGCCCGACTGTGAATGATTGAATTCCTCGACTGAAGATGCTCACTCATTGCCTCCTAAGTCTGCCAAAATTGAACCAACAAGAATCAAGATTCCTCCAGCGATAAGTGCAGCACCAATTCCAAAGATGATGCCGAGACCAACTGAAATCATGGATGCCCCAATGAGTTCAGTTGCCGTTGTGATTTGTTCACGCATCTGGAACCTCCATTGAAAACGGGTCAAAAATTTGTGGCAGTGCGCCACCTTGCGATTGCCAGTAAGCAGCTCTTTCCAAAGCCATCACTGAAGAGACAGCCAAGTCGATTCGGCGCTTTGAGCCTTTTGCTTCCTTGGCAAGTCTTGATCCGCGATTGTCGGTTCGAAGTTGTGCGTTCCCAATATGTCTTGCAAGTTGAGAATCACCATTGTGAGTCATTGTCTTATTGATAACGGATTCAAAGAATCGTGTTGTTGCCGGTGTCATGCGGCTTGCTGTCTGTGGGAAAGTAACAACCGGCAAATTCTCTTCTTCAAGAATTTGAAATGTTCTTGCCCAGCGATAAGGGTCGCATGCTATTTCTAAAACTTGCCAGCGAGTTGCGGCAGCGCGAATGGCATCTTCAACTTCAAGAATTGGGATTTGCCAACTCGCATCAGCCTCGTCAGGTTTCTCCCACACTGCCACTGGCATGAGGTGAGGAACTGGTTCAACCGAAACTGCCACGATGGCTGTGCAGTCACCATTGAAGCTGCCGTCGAAACCGAGAACAACATCAACGCCGTCAGGAATTTCTCGTTCATCTGCAATTGCATCCCATGTTCCATGTGGAAGCCAAGTGTCAGAAGTTGATGTCCAAATGTTCAGCCGTTTTGTTTTGAATTCCGCTTCCGGCGTTCTAAGAATTGCTGAATGAAAATCATCGGCAGCAACAATGTCACCAAAACCGGGATTGGCTTCTTTCCATGCAAGTGGGTCACGATAGTCTCCATCATTGTTTGCTTCCCACCATGCAAAGAAGAATGAAGGATCGTCAACTTCGCCAAGTGCGATGCGTTTGCCGTATTCGTAAAGGTTGAAACAAATGGAATCTTTTCCACTGTTGTCGGTTTTGACTCCGGCTGTGGTGATTGCAACGAGCATTGGCTCGATGCGAGCGCCCATTGCCAATGACATAACATCGAAGAGTTCGCGGTTGGGTTGTGCATGCAATTCATCAAAGCACACGAGTGTCGGGTTCAAACCTTCTTTTGAAAAGGCATCGGAAGAAAGTGCGCGATACACGCTGCCGGTTTTCGGATTGTGAATGGTGTCTTTATAGACTGTCAACATTTCCGAAAGTTCAGGATGAAGCCGAACCATTTCCTTGGCTGTATTGAAAACAATTTTCGCTTGTTCCTTTTCAGCAGCGCACGAATAAATTTCGCCGCCTTGCGCTCCGAGAACTAGCGATTCAAGAGCAACAGCACTGAGCCAAGCAGACTTTCCATTCTTGCGCGGAAGCCCAATGAGTCCGACTCGATGACGAAAGGTTCCATCGGCTTTGACTGCAAACAATTGCTTGGTGAGTTCGCGTTGCCAAGGTCGAAAGATAAGGTCTTCGCCAGCATGTCCAGCGATTGAATCTTTTGTAATCTTGCAAAGAGCTTCAGCGAAATCGGCGATGTCATCGCCTCGTGATCGCTTGAGGTCAGGTTCGGAAACTGGTGTGAGCCATTTGGGTGGGAATCCATCAATTTTCTTCTTTCCTGCCATGATGCCCCCCGGCTAAATTATTTTCTCGCCTCTCGCTTTGCAAGAAGTTTGTCGATGGCGCTGATTGCCTTCACTTCGGCAACTCCCAATCTGCTGCGAGCAGTTGGATCAAAGCCAAGTGTGGAAAGTGAATCAACGAAAGATTTGTTCAAGTGAACCACAAGTCTGCCATCGCCTGAGTCTAGTGTGGCGCGGTACTTGTTACGAGCCAGCGCAAGGTCATCGGCAAGCCTTGCCGCATTCTCGATGGCGTGAAGGTCGCTGGCTGGCGATAGCCATGTGATGGCGTAGTCCCAAGCCTTAGCCCAGAAGGCTAAGCCTTCTTCGCCAAGCCCAGCCGGAGCCGGTGGCGTGGCTGATGCCATAGGTAAGGAATGAACCACGCTCAATTCCGGAAGTTTGCGCTTGCCGGGGTTGCCGGTGAGGCGTTTCAGCTCGGCTGGCTTTGGGGGTCTGCCTGTTGCCATTGCGTAACCTCCAACTTATTTCCGAACTCATCATTTCGCGGGCGTAAAAAGAAAAC